GCCCTGCCGTTCTTCGACGGGAACGCCCTGGACGCCGCACGGTTTCTCTTTGGGGCTTCGGGCGAAGTCTTCTGGCAGGAGGGCAGCCTCCACATCGAAAACTGGCTGCTGCTGCAAACCGCTCGCCGCAACATTCCGCAAGGACAGCGAAACAGCACCATGAGCCGCCTTGCCGGAAAGCTGGTCAAGCGGTACGGCGTGACGGAAGAAGCCCACACAAAGTTTCTGGAGCAGTCCGCCGCCTGCATTCCCCCACTCAGCGACACCGAATTGCAGCAGATTTGGAAGAGTGCGGAACGGTTTGGAAGACGGCTCGCAGAACAGCCCGACTACATCGCTCCGGCGGCATTCTCCACGCAACCGCAAACGCTCCCTGCTCTGCTGCCGGAGGACTTCTCCGACCTCGGCGAGGCTCGGACATTCGTGGAACAGTACGCCGATGAAATTGCATTTACCATTGCAACGGACTACTTGCGGTATAACGGCACGTACTGGGAGGAGTCCGAACACGCTGTTACGCTGGCGATGATGGAACACACCGACCACCAGCTTGCAGAGGCGGAAAAGCAGGTGGAAGCGGCCTTGCAGACCCTCGAACACCTCGGAATTTCCAGAGAGGCAGCGAAAACAGGCGGCAAAAAGTTTCGGGATAGTCTGGACGAGGAACAGACCGCCGCATACCAACAGTATCAGTATTATAATGCATTTCAGGCGTTCGTGATGAAGTACCGCAATGTCCGCAGTATGACCAATGCACTGGATGCCGCAAAGCCGCTTGTGCTCCATAATCCCGAAGCCCTCGACAGCAATCCCATGCTCTTGAATACCCCCGGAGGCACGTATTATCTGCCCGAAGGATTGAATGGCTGGAAGCCCACAGACCCTGCCGACCTCTTAACGAAAGTGACGGCGGTCGTTCCGAGCAATGAAGGCGAAGAACTCTGGAATGATGCGTTGCAGGTGTTCTTCTGCGGTGACCAAAGCCTGATTGACTATGTGCAGATGATTTGCGGACTTTGTATTGTGGGTAAGGTGTATTTGGAGGCGATGATTATTGCCTACGGTGACGGACGAAACGGCAAGAGTACGTTCTGGAATGTCATTTACAAGGTTCTGGGAAGTTACAGCGGTAACATTTCAGCGGACGCACTGACCGTCAATTGCAAGAGAAACGTGAAGCCGGAGATGGCGGAACTGAAAGGAAAACGGATGATTATTGCGGCAGAATTGCAAGAAGGGATGCGGCTGAACACCAGCGTGGTGAAACAGCTGTGCTCGACCGACCCGATTTTTGCCGAGAAGAAATTCAAAGCACCATTCCACTTTGAACCATCTCATACTTTGGTGCTGTATACCAATCATCTTCCAAAGGTCGGTGCATCGGATGATGGCACATGGCGGAGATTGATTGTCATTCCGTTTCACGCAAAAATTCAAGGCTCTAAGGACATCAAAAACTACACGCAGCATCTTGTGGATAACGCAGGCGGTGCAGTGCTTTCCTGGCTGATTGAGGGTGCAAGAAAGGTGATTGCGGCAAACTATCAGATCAACAGACCGCAGTGTGTTTTAGATGCAATTGGCTCTTATCGGGAAGGCAATGACTGGCTTGGAAACTTCATCAATGAATGCTGTATCGTGAATAGAAGCTATCAGGAGAAATCCGGTGAACTTTACAACAACTACAGAGAATACTGCATTGAAAATGGTGAATACATCCGCAGTACCTCTGATTTTTATGCAGCTCTGGAACAGGCAGGATACAAGAGAAAAAAGATGAGGGATGGTAAATACATCATTGGAATTCAATTGACTTATGGCATTCTCGACTAACTTGACCGGCACAAAAATACGAAAAAAGCTCCAAAAATCGGGAGTGTGCCGGTGTAAGCCGGTCATATACAGTCTTTACGCAGGCGAGAAAAAAAGTAAAAATTTCTTCTATATATAAGGCTTGTAAATGACCGGCTACGAGCGGCACAATTCCCATATTGCGTACTTTTTAGGAGGAAACATTATGTGGATCAAGAAAAATGATCTTTTGGTTAACCTTGAAAAATTTGATGCACTCTATCAGGACACGTTACATCCTGAAAATCTTGTGATTATGACCGATAGGAAAAAAAGAACTCTTGCCAAAGTAGATGATGTCCCAAGAGTTCTTGATGAAATAACTGAAGCTATGAAAAATGGTGAAAGTGTGTATGTACTCCCATGCGAGAAAAAATCATTGAAGAAAAACTCACAAAGGCAGTAAAGCAAAATGGCGGTGTGTGTTGGAAATTCACGTCTCCCGGAACGGCAGGCGTTCCAGATCGCATCGTATTGATGCCCGGCGGTAGAATTGCTTTTGTGGAAGTGAAAGCACCCGGAGAGAAACCCAGACCGCTTCAACTTTCCCGGCATAAACTTCTGAGGCGATTGGGTTTTCTGGTTTATGTCTTGGATGCTTGTGAGGGCATCGAAAAAATCATCTCGGAGGTGAAAAGCGATGGAACTACATGATTATCAGAAATATGCTGTTCGATTTATTGAGGAACATCCAATCGCAGCACTCTTTCTGGATATGGGACTTGGTAAGACGATTACAACACTGACTGCAATCCACAATTTGATGTTTGATCTATTTACGGTCAGAAAAGTTCTGATTATTGCACCGTTGCGAGTTGCACGGGATACATGGTCTGCTGAAATTGAAAAATGGGAGCACTTGAAACCGCTGCGATACAGCGTAGCGGTCGGCACAGAGGAAGAACGCATTGCAGCTATAAAGGCAGATGCTGACATCTACATCATCAATCGGGAGAACCTCGACTGGCTCGTCAACAATACAACATTCGATTACGACATGATTGTAATTGATGAATTGAGTTCGTTTAAGAACCATCAGAGCAAACGCTTCAAAGCCCTGATGAAAGTTCGACCGAATGTGAAACGCATCGTAGGACTGACCGGAACGCCTGCCAGCAACGGCTTGATGGATTTGTTTGCGGAATTTCGTCTGCTGGATATGGGGCAGCGGCTCGGCAAATTCATCGGGCAGTACCGGAATGCCTACTTCAAGCCAGACAAGCAGAACGGCTATCTCGTGTATTCCTACAAACCCCTGCCCGATGCCGAAGAACGGATCTACGAAAAAATATCGGACGTCACTGTTTCGATGAAAGCCATCGACCACCTGCACATGCCGGAATTGCTTTCCAACGAATATCCCGTGCAGCTGTCCGACATGGAGCAAGAAACCTACAAGCAGTTCAAGTCCGAATTGATTCTGGAGATGCAGGACACTGAGATCACTGCTGCCAACGCTGCAAGTCTATCCAACAAACTTTCCCAACTGGCGAATGGAGCGGTGTATGATGACACCGGAGCGGTGATTCCCATTCACAACCGAAAGCTGGATGCACTGGAAGACTTGATAGAGGCGGCCAACGGCAAGCCTGTTCTGGTGGCATACTGGTTCAAGCATGACCGAACAAGAATTGCGGAACGCCTGCAACGGTTACAGGTTTCGTATCAGGAAATCCAGTCCTCCGACAGTATCCGGAACTGGAACGCCGGAAGGCTGCAAGTTGGTCTGCTGCACCCAGCCGCTGCCGGGCATGGCTTGAACTTACAGGCAGGCGGTTCTCACCTGATTTGGTTCGGACTGACATGGAGTTTAGAACTCTACCAGCAGACCAACGCCAGACTGTGGCGGCAGGGGCAACAGTCCGAAACGGTTGTCATTCAACATCTCATCACCAAGGGTACGATTGACGAACGTATCTTGAAAGCCCTGACCCAGAAAGAACAAACCCAGACCGCTTTGATGCAAGCCGTCAAAGCAGAACTTGGAGGTAGCAGATGAATATCATTTGGCAGTACTTAGACAAACGGAGTGCCGCTGTGAACGCACTGAAGGATTACAGCAGCATGGCTTACATCCTTGCACATACAGACGAAGAAATCGCACAGGTGCATGAAGACACCACCACCCTTGGCAGTCCGGCATTTACGGATATGCCGGGCGGCAGTCCGAACCCGCAGTCCGGCGAAATGCGAATTATCACTGCCATTGACGAAATCGATGTGCTGCGGGAACGGTATCGTCAGGCAAAGGAATACATGGAATGGTTTCAGCCTGCATGGGACAATCTGTCGGAGGATGAACGGTATGTGCTGGAACAGTTCTATTGGCGGGAAGATCAAAACATTTATACCATTTGCGAGCACTTCGGTATTGAGCGTTCTTCTGCATACAACAAAAAGAATCGTGCCGTACAACACTTGACGTTGCTTCTCTATGGTAAGGCATGAGTAAAATTGAGGATGACTTTTGCAAAAAGGTGTGATATAATAATATCATAGAAAACTGACCGAAAGCCCTGTGGTGTTCCACATGGGCTTTCGTTGTATCCGGAGGTGAACCTTATGCCGAGGAAGGCACTGAAACCATGTAAGCACCCCGGCTGTCCCAATCTGACAGACGGTTTGTATTGTGCGGAGCATCAGTTCCTGCATCCAGACCGACCGTCTGCCGCCAAGCGTGGATACGGCAGCAGGTGGCAGAGACTCAGCAAGGCGTACCTCCGCAGGCATCCCTTGTGTGTGCGTTGCAAGGCACAGGGACGGTTCACGGCATCGACCGTGGTCGACCATATCATTCCTCACCGTGGTGATCCGCATCTGATGTGGGATGAAAGCAACTGGCAGGCGTTATGCAAGTCCTGCCATGACCACAAGACATGGACGGAAGACCGAAATCCTGTCTATCGGTATTGATTGTGTCTGAAATGCTGCCGGTGGGGGGATAAAAATCGCTAATTGTGAATTTTTTACAGACCGGCGTTCCCTCTCACGCACAAAAACCAAGATTCAAACGGGGGATTAACCCCGAAAATATGCAAGCAAGCCGAAACCTACGCAGTTTCGGCTATTTTTCTCTCAAAAGGCAGGTGAAATCAGATGGCAAAGGACGGCACAAGAAGAGGCGGCAGACGAGTTCGTGCAGGCGATAAGCCGAAAGCCCTCTCCGACAAAATCGCAGAGGGCAAGGATGCAGATATTATAGAATTTCATGCTCCGGAATTGGACGCAGCTGATCTGGACGATGCCGCTGATTTGACCGGTGCGGATATGCCAAGCCCCAGTGCATACTTGTCTGCCCAGCAGAAGAACGGAAAACCGCTGGGAGCAGACATTGTGTACAAAGAAACGTGGCTTTGGCTGAAACAGCGTGGCTGTGAAAAGCACGTCAACAAACGGCTGCTGGAAAGCTACTCACAGGCATTCGCCCGATTTGTACAGTGTGAAGAAGCCCTCAGTACCTATGGACTGCTGGGAAAGCACCCGACCACCGGCGGCGTTATTGCCTCCCCGTTTGTGCAGATGAGCCAGACATTTCAGAAACAGGCAAACTTGCTCTGGTATGAGATTTTCGATATTGTGAAACAGAACTGCACGACCAAATTTGACGGCACACCGCAGGACGATTTGATGGAACAGCTTCTGAGCAGCAGAAAGTGAGAAATACATGAAAGCAGATACCCAGTTCTGGCGAGATCTGAAAGCCAATCGCCAGAAGATGACCAAACAGCAATACAGAACCATTAAGGGACAGGCAGTCAGCGGAAAAGTGCTGGACGCCAGAAAAGGCTTACAGAAAGTTTTGAAGCGGAGGAATGGAGCATGACTACAACTACAGAATTTCAGCTTGTTGACATCAACAAGTTAGTCCCCTATGCGAATAATGCCAGAACGCACAACAAGGAACAGATCCTGAAACTTCGCTCTTCCCTTCGTGAGTTTGGATTTGTCAATCCGGTCATTATCGACCGGGAATACAATGTGCTGGCTGGACATGGACGCATTATGGCGGCAAAAGAAGAAGGCATTGCAGAAGTCCCCTGTGTGTATGCCGACCATCTGACAGAAGCACAGAAGAAAGCGTACATTCTTGCTGACAACCGGATGGCGTTAGATGCTGGCTGGGATGAGGAATTGCTCGCCGTAGAAATGGAAGAATTGCAGAATCTTGGCTTTGATCTTGGTCTGACCGGATTTGATGAAAAAGAAATCGCTGACCTCTTTGCAATTGACAGCGATGAGGCAAAAGAAGATAATTTCGATGTAGACGCAGAACTGGAAAAGCCCTGCAAATCGAAACTCGGCGACATCTGGCATCTTGGAAAACATACTGTCATCTGCGGAGATTCCACTTTGCCTGAAACATTCAATGCGTTGCTTGGTGATACAAGAGTAAACCTTGTCTGTACAGATGCACCATATTTTGTGGACTTGAATAGCTCATCAGGAAAAATTAAAAACGACAACCTGAATGATAAGGAAGCCTACGAATTCCTTATGAAAGTGTTCAAAAATCTACATGAGTATATGCAGAGAGATGCGAGTTTCTATGAATTCTATGCCACTTCAAAGGCGAGAATTTTTCATGATGCTTTTGAAGATGCAGGCTTTAAAGTTGGTGCGGGTCTTGTCTGGAAAAAGGACAGACTTGTGCTTACAAGAACTGACTGGAAATATATCCATGAGCCTATTATTTTTGGCTGGAAGAAAGATGGTAAGCACAACTGGTACGGAGATCAGAAACAGGTAACTGTATTTGAATTTGACCGTATTAAAAACAGCAAAGAGGACGGCTGCGGACATCCATCCAGTAAACCGGTGCCGCTGATCGCCTATCTGATTTCCCAGTGTACACAGACAAACGGAATGGTGCTGGATGGATTTCTGGGAAGTGCATCTACGCTTGTTGCTTGTGAGCAGCTAAATCGTGTGTGCTTCGGTGTGGAACTGGAACCGAAATTTGTGGATGTGGCAGTAGAACGGTACATCAAGCTGCATGACGGAAATTCCGATGATGTGTATTTGATTCGGGATGGGAAGCGAATGGAATATTCGGAAGTAGAGGTGTCAGATGCGTAACCTCACCCTTGGCAGCCTCTTTGACGGCAGTGGCGGTTTTCCGCTTGCCGGACTGCTGGCAGGCATTGTGCCTGTCTGGTCTTCTGAAATCGAACCGTTTGCCATTCGTGTGACAGAAAAACGACTGCCGCAGGTGCAACACTTCGGCAATATCAGCGGACTGCATGGTGCAAAGCTGCCGCCTGTGGACATCATCACCTTTGGCAGTCCATGCCAGGATATGAGCATCGCCGAAAAACGAACCGGTCTGAACGGCAGCCGTTCTTCTCTGTTTCACGAAGCAATCCGTATCATCCGAGAAATGAGGTGTGCAAGCAATGGCAAATATCCAAGATACATCGTCTGGGAAAACGTCCCCGGAGCATTTTCCTCCAACGGCGGAGAAGATTTCCGCTGTGTCCTCGAAGCCATCTGTTCGGTCAAAGACAGCAGCATTTCAATTCCTCGACCTGCGGGAAAATGGACAAAAGCCGGAGAGATTCTGGCAGAATCCTATTCCCTCGCATGGCGAGTTCTTGATGCACAATACTGGTGTACACGAACCGTGCCGTCCCCCTTTATCAGCTAAAGCTGACATTTCCCCCACCCCGTGGGGGAATCTTCCCCAGCGAAGAAAACGGATCTTTCTTGTCGCAGATTTTGACGGTGCAAGTGCCGGAAAAATACTATTTGAGTCCGAAGGTGACTCCCCACAGTGTGGGGAGATGTCACGAAGTGACAGAGGGGACGGCACGGTTCGTGTGTCAGGGTATTCTACGGAGAGCCTCCGTGCGTGGCAAAGAACTGCCGGAAGTGCTGCGGACAGCTCTGAAACGGCAGGCTTGTGCTTGTGTGACCAGGGCGGAGAACGCATAGACATTCTGAAAGAACGCACTGCCACCCTTCGGGCAGAAGCCCATCATCAGCCTTGTGTACTGGAAAATCATCCTGCTGACAGCCGGCTTCAGATCTCTGAGAACGGAAAAGTACAGACACTGACTTCCAGATGCGGAACAGGCGGCGGAAATGTTCCGCTGTTGATGGATACGCCGAAAACGCTGAAGATTCGCTGCGGAAAAGCCGGCGGTGGAAAAGGCAGTCTGATACAGGAAAACAAATCTGCTACGCTGTCCTGCAACAATGACCAGACGGTATTTCAGCCGAAAGCATACGGCATCAGTTCCTTTTCCAGCAATGCCATGCTTTCCGGTAATCCGCACAGCGGCATTTATGAGACAGACACTGCCCGTACTTTGGACACCAGCGACCAGTCACCAGCAAAAAACCAAGGCGGTATTGCTGTGCTGGAAAGTTATGCTTTGCAGGGCTCAATGATCGGTCGGTCTGACCAAAACGGACCACAGGGCGGCGGTGTCAACAAAGAGGTCGCTTTCACTTTGAATGCTACCGACCATCATGCAGTGTATGCTGCTTCTACGGGAAATTTCAGCAGTGCATTTCGGGAAACGACCCCTACACTGCTGGCACGGGACCACAAAGACCCCAGTATCGTTTCCGGCGGTTATGCGGTTCGCAGACTGACACCGCAGGAATGTGCAAGACTGCAGGGATTTCCGGATCAATGGTGCAGTGACCTGGCATCGAAAAATCCCACAGAAGAAGAAATCGACCGATGGGCAGCTATTTTTGAAGAATACCGAAAAGCGGTAAAACCGGAGAGCCGTCCCAAAAGCCGAAAGATGGTACAGAAATGGCTGCAAGATCCATATCGTGATGCAGAAGAGTACCGCCTTTGGGGGAATGGCATCTGTCTGAATGTTGCTGTTTTTGTACTTGCTGGAATCGTCTGGGCAGATTTGTGATCTGTTACAAATGACGGCCGAAACATTCTACACATCTCACAGTTGCTATCTGTGGGAAACAGAGTTAATATGTGTCATGGCGAAAGCAAAAACGCCGAAAGAAAGGAGTTTTTCACATGACCATTGCTTATCACAGTCAAAATCGAAAGGAACTGGTGAAAGCCATCAGTGAGATTATCGGCATTCCGGCAGTCTATCAATTCATGCCCACCTGTGCCTACCAAATCGGGGAATGCTATACCGTTACCAAGTCCGGGGATCTGGAAATCAGTGACCAAGCCGACCATAAGGAAACAGAACGGCTTCTTGCCGAACTGGCAAATCGGGGCTATGTTGTTCCAGACACATCAGAACCGGAATCTAAAGGCTTGACTGTGCAGATGCCAGCTGATTTCTTCACGGAACATACACTGGGCAATCTCCGACAGATCTGCAAAAACAAGGCTTCCCTTTTTCAGGCAGCTTTTCAAACGGATTCGCTGGACATCATTCCATCGGATGAAAAAGTGGGATTCCCGTGGTTCACGGTCGAACAGGATGGTGATGCAGATGCCTACTGCACCTTCATTTCCATGCTCTGCGAATTTGCCAAGAACCAAAGCCGCATCAACCGCAAGCCGGACACCTCCGACAATCCCAAGTACACCATGCGGTGTTTCCTGATTCGTCTGGGAATGGTGGGAGCAGAATTCAAGGCGGCAAGAAAGGTCATTCTTCGGCATCTGTCCGGCAATTCCGCATTCAGAAAGGTTGGTGATACTGATGCAGTTTCCGAGTAAGTCTTATCTGGAACAACTCCGAAAGCAGTATCCAAAAGGAACAAAATTACAGCTGATTTCTATGCGGAATGAAAAATATCCGATTCTTCCCGGAACAGTTGGTGTGGTCACGCACATTGATGATGCGGGCAGCATTCATATGCGGTGGGAGAATGGTTCTTCCCTTGCTCTGATTCCCGAAATCGACAGTTTCCAGACCGTATCCAAGGCGAAAAAATAAGGCGGCATCTCCTCCATTGTACAGTATGTTACCATACAATCGCAAGAATTGCAAGCGTGTATTCTACACAATCTTTTGACCGCATTTTCTGTACATTTAGCCGCTTGCTATCTCCTCCGTTTAGAGTTAATATGGTTACAACGAAACGGGAAAAAACCCGAAATTACGGATGCCCTGAGCCGAGGCAGGATGCTGCCCGAGGCGAATGGGTATGCCGACACAGGATTTTAGGAGGCTGGAAAATACCATGAACGAAAAAACCGCAAAGCAAATCAAAAACCTGAAAAAGCAGACCATCGGCGTGGAGATTGAGATGAACCACATCACCAGAGAGCGAGCTGCAAAGCTTGCCGCCGACCATTTCGGCACAGGCAGATACGAATACACCGCCAGCCGAAACGGCTACAGCACTTGGTCGGCTTGGGATGCACAGGGCAGAGAATGGAAATTCCAGAAAGACGTCAGCATTGCAGGATGCGATGCCGAAAAGTGCGAACTGGTCACGCCGATTCTGAAATACGAGGACATTGAAACCTTGCAGGAACTGGTCAGAAAGCTTCGCAAAGCCGGAGCAATCAGCCATGCAGGCATCGGAGCCGGAGTACACATTCACATTGGAGCAAACGGACACACACCGCAAACCCTGCGAAACCTCGCCAACCTTATGGCGAGCCATGAACGACTGATTGCAGATGCCCTGAAAATCGACCAAGGCAGAATGAACCGATATTGCAGAACGGTCAATCCCCAATTCATCGAACAGCTGAACCAGAAAAAGCCCACC